TCACCTATCATGGAAACCCCTAATTAGGACTTAATTCAACTCTTACAGCCTTAACTTCGCGATGATCTACGACACCCATCTTATAATTCTGAACTTTCATGACTTCGTACAGATCACCATCCCACATGAATCTGTCAGCACCATAACCATTGACCCCTTCCTTCTTTTGTCGTACTAAATCAGACGTGAATAACCACACCCAACTTTTAGTTCTGTCAGATTCAGGAAGTATCATCACTTGATAGTCTGAAAAGGGGTGGACGTTAGCCATAATGGTTACAGAAGACTCACCCCCTTCAACCCACTCACCATCTACATAATCTCCTTCAACGTGTCGAAGAATATCTACAGGAGTTTTCCTGACTAGTGTAAACTGTGCAATACTCATAACCACTGCCCTTGGTCACAATAAGAATCTGAATAAAAATCGTAGGATTCATTATTCCAGAGGTAGTGGGTGTAAGGGCAACCAGAGATTCTTGGAAGGCAAAGCCTAACATTGTCCCTGTTCCTGTTATTCTCCCACATGTCTCGATGAGATATCCCCCCAGCATAAGGCATACCCACATAGAGGGATGTCTCACCCTCATCGATCAGGTCATCAAGAGCTGCCGAGTAGAGTTTTGCAAAGTCACTCCAAACTTCGTAGTTACCAGCCCTTTCACGGGTAGGAGTTTTTGCAATCTGAAATCTGATAACTTTAGCAGCAGCAATAGCTGCAAGGACTTCATTTCCTTCATACTTATCCAAGAAATATTGGTAAGTATTGTCATCAAGAATTTCAAAGTCAGTAAATACGTCACCAACTAATAGCCTTACACGGTCAATTGGATTTGTTGCAGGATTTCCGGTAAAAGGCATTTTATGATTGCTCCTGTAAATATTCTCTTCTTGTAGGAATACCTACAGTTTCTTCTGTCCTATTTTCCTTTTCAATCCATCCCCTCAAACATCTAAACTTTAATTCCTTGAAAGGTTCTAAAGTAATTATTTGTTTGTGAGTGCACCCTAGTACGTATAGTGTTACTGCTTCCCTAACTTCTTCCGTCGTATAAGAGGCTTTTACATTATCTATTCCATATCTAGAGTATTCACCACCGCCATCTGATATATTAGTCAGCCGAGAAATTTTGCGATAGTAATCAATCCAATATTTTTCCCTTTCTTCCCAACAACCCTTCTCACACATTTCAACAACAGAAATTAAAGGTTTTAATCCTTTATTGTTAAGCGAGATAGCCCAACTGTCTTTATAGTTGGTAGGGTTTTTAATGGATTTTGATAGGTGTTCAGAAAGTCTTGTTTCAATATGCTTTACAGTCTTCCCTATATACCTCACTTCACCAGTAATAGGGTCTGACAAGGCATATATACGAACTAATCCGTCTTCAGGGGCCTTCTTTGGCAAAGGTATTCCTCCTTTATTTCATGAAGGAATACAATTCCTTAAACTTTAAGAGCAGCAATCAATTCATTTACTTTTGCAACAGTAGTGGCCAAATCTGCACCGCCAGCCAAAGGTGCCACAGCAGTTGGTTTAGTCGCTTGACCAGTGCCGATATCTGCGATGATTTTACGCAGAGCATACCAAAAACCACCACGTTGGTAGTCAGGTTTCAATTCCAAAGCCATTTTTGTTTCCTTCTTAATAAAGTACAGAGGGGATTGCTCCCCTCATAAAGTTAACCTAACTCTTATGGAGTATAAGGTTGAACTGGTACAGTGCCGGTAGGCAGATAAGCAACAACGATTTCCTGTGGACGCGATACGAAGTTCAAGAGGTTAGTCTCGGTTTCAACTTCAATGATTTCGTCTTTAGGGTCACGGAATTCCCACGCATAAGAAGCTTGAGCAACAGAGTTAACGGTGCTGAACTTGTTAGGGGTGGCGTAGTAAGTGGTGAACAGATCTTGCACGCCCAGTGGCAGGAAGTAAGCTTGACCTTCTGGGATGAAGGTAGTACCAGCTTGTGGACGAACTTCGTAGAAGGTTACGCCTTGGTATTCAAAGCTACGATACAGAACACCTTGATCGCCCGGAACCAGACCACCAACTTGACGGTTCAAGAGCAGGTTGGAAGTGCCACCAGCCAATTGAGCTTTCAGGATGTCAGTGATGTATGGGTTATTGATCAGTGCTTGGAAATACGTAGGCGAGCACAGAGCGATAAAACGGTTAACAACTTCGCCAGATTGCAGGTTGTCTTGCAGAGCAGCGACAACGTTGTTAATCATGGCATCAGGAGTGGTGGATGCAACCAGATCCGTTACAATTTGAGTACGCGATACACCAAACTGTTGGTAGAAGTTTTGTACGACAGTACCACGAGGTGCGTAAACACCACCAGTAGTAATGAGGTTGAAACGCGAAACTTCACGAACCCATGCGTGGGCTTTACGAGCCTTAGCCAACTTACGCTGACGAACAGCATCAATAGTTTCCAGATCGTTACCTTGATACACCTGTGCCCAAGCTGCAATACCTTCCACATCCTGTGGAGTGATAGCATAGGATGCTGGGAAGTGAGGAACGTCAATACGCAGGTATTGTTTGTTATCTGGAGTCAGAGTTTGCGATTTTTCACCCCAGTTGTAATCTTGCAGAGCACCACCGAGAACTTCGGTGTACACTGGAACAAGAGCATGTTTCTGGGTAAGGAATACATCTTCAAACAGACCGAGTTGGTCCATCAAGAAATAACGGTTAGGGATTACGTTAACAGCAGGAGTGATCTCAATACGCAGATTTGCGTTGGCTGGATCAAAAGCAAGTGCTTTGCTCAGGAATTGCTCAGACATTTATATGGTTCCTTTAAATTAAAATTAACTTCAGACCGCGATAAGCGCGTCAATGCCTTGAGCATTCAGTTGAGTGGCAACGATCAGCATTTGTGCAGTGCTCAGGGCGTTAACCGACTTCAGCAGATAGTCACTCACTTGAGCTGGGCCACGGTAAATAACCAGAGCAGGGCCGTTTGCAGTGCTGGTGAAAGTTGGACGTACATCAAAGTGATCGCCAATAACGATTGCCAGTACCGAACCTGCTGGAATAGCAGCGCCCGGAACATATTTGGCGAAGGTAGCACTCAGGGCAGTACCAACGATCAAAGTACCCATAGGGTAGGTGCCGGCAGGAACAGTTACTTCGTCACGGCAGTAGCCATCAGCAGGCGAGAATTCACGTACAACCAGATCACCGAGGGTGCGGATGTTAAAATCAGTAAGAGGCATTATTTACCTTCCTTTTTATTGAACTTTTCTTGATAGGATTTGGTCAGAGCGGCAACGCCGTCTTCTTCAGTTACAGTGACAGCTTCACCACTAACACCTTGCTCTTTGAACAGGTCACTTTCTTCAACAGCTTTTTTGTCTTTAGCCATTGCTTTAACAACAGTTTCAAAAGCTTCAGTGCTCAATGCCTCGGTAGATTTGTAGAGAACTTCTACATCGTCTTCAGCAACACCTGCGTCTTTAAGCACAGCCTTACGGCCTTTCTCAACAGATTCTTTTTCTTTAGCTTCCAAGCCTTTTACAACTTCAAGAGCCGTATCCAGTTCAGCTTGTTTTGCTACCAATTCTTGATCTTTTTCTTCAACAGCTTTAGCAACAGCAAGTTCAACTGCCTTACTAAGCTCCTTTTCGTGAACTGCTTTAGTTACGAACTCAGACATTTCATTACCTTTATTATTGGACTTTTCCACAGAGGGAGAGGTTGTATCGGGTGATACAGTTACGCCCTCTTGCGAGGACAATGCTTGTTCGAACTTCTTCTGTGTTTCAAGAAGTAGGAGCAATTCTTCTGGTTTGAGGTTGGCAATAGCTTTATTAATCTCAGCTTCGCTTTTATCCATAACCAGAGATTTCATGAGAGTGACGGCATCAACACGTTCATCCAACCACTCTTGATACCAGCTAACATACTCTTCTGTATCAGGCTCGGGTTCTACATCTAAACCCATGATCCTTGCCAATACAATTGCGTCGTCGTACCACAGATTAAAGAACGTAGTCAAAAAGTCTACGATATTCATTTCAACTTGAACCATTGTGGCTTTCTCAAGTTGATCGTCTGTAATACCTTTGGTTGCTTTAGTCAACAAAGTAGTTACACCGTTAGCTGGACCACCTTGATGTTTGCCAACCAACGCTACGTGACTACCCTCACCTTCAAAATTAAAGTTAGATAACCGCTTACGTGCATTTTCTGTCATTAGAGTTCTTCCACAGAAGCGCGGCAGCCAATACTAACTCCGCAAATATCGCCTGATTTAACTTGCTTCCAAAGTTTCTCACCTTCCGCGTCATCTTCTGGAAAGTGCCACCATTGGAGCCAAGTACCTTTTTTAATCATTCGACCATCATCTAGCATAAAGTCAGACGGTGAAATAAATGATTGTTCAATTTTCGCAGTTTCAATTTGAACTTGGTGAAACAGATTAGCTTTATTACAGTGAGTGTTGAAATTAATGCACGCTTTTTCAACTTCTTCAGCAGAATAGATATCACCATGAAGATCTACTGTTTCAGGTTCCAGTACAACGAATAGTGCACGTCGCTCTTCAAGATCAATAGATTTGGTAACTTCTACAACTGGATCTGACTCATCCTTAGTTCCACCAAAGAATTTCTCTAGGATTTCATAAAGCTTTTCAGATTTAGATTGACTCATTTGAAATCCTCTGCATCTTCTTTCATAAATTTAAATTTCTTTCCATTCACTTCAATAACTTCAAATTCTTCATCGTTAGATTTAAACAATGATTTATTCTCAGTATTAGCTGTAGAACTATCACCTGCACCACCGGCACTATTCCCTGTGCCATTATTCATTCCAGACTCTAGCCCTTTTCCTGAGTTAGATGTCTTTTCGGGAAGATAATCAGCTAGAGGCTCTTCATCCATTGCATGTGGTTTAGCACCGACAGATTGTCGTGTAATGTTCAACACCTCACGGTCAAGCTCAATAGCACCTGTTGCAGCATAGCGCTGAATGGCTTTGGAAAGGATATCCAAATCAGTCTCTTGAACTTCTTCGTATTGCCAGTATGGAAGTTCACCTTCCAAATCCCAACCATTCATTTTGAATAAAAGGTCGCGAAGTTCTTTAAGGGTTTCTTGCATACCCATAAGCTTATCTTCAACTGCCATGATAACCAAGCCACGCTTAGTATCTGACAAGCTGAACGAGCCTACAGAGCTTTGACCCATCTGGAGTATGTCGGCCCAAAGGGACTGAAGGATAATACTGTTGTAACGACCAATGATTGCGTTAGTGTCGAATCGATTAGAGCCTGAAGATGTTACAAGATCAAACTCAAAAATGAGATTACCTTTATCATCACGATCACTAGGCACCACAACAGAGGCTTGTTCATTAGCTTGGATATTACGTCCAATCTTCATATAAGCTTCAGCAGCAGCTTTCTTGTCGTCACTAGCCCCTTCCGCAAGATACTCAGAGGGAATCTTGAATCGGGGGATACCATTCAGGTCACGAGATAAACTTACTGCCTCATGCTCTTCGATCTTAGTCCGATACTTCCAAGCATAATAACATTTGAGCAGCGGGCTTGTTCCCATAGGATTGCCACGGGATGAGTCACAAGTAAAGTTAAGAAGCTTACTCTTACGAATAAATACTTCTTCTACACTTGAAGCCTTACCCCCATTAAATCCACCATAGAAATCCAGAATGCCTTTTGGATTCTGCACAAAACCTAGGAAGGTTCGGCCATCTTCGGAGAATTCAGCTCGCACAATAGTATCTTGAGAGCGGATAGGAAGTTTACGAACCCCCACCAATCCGTCATCATACTTGCTACCGTTCGACTTCAGGCGTTTTCGCAGAACAATCTCATGTGGAGCGAAACCATAAGTATAAAAACTAACTGCTTCCTTGATGAAAGAGTACCAAGAATGTTCCATATCCTCTTGAACCTGAGCCAAGAACCTTGCTTTCTTTTTGATATCTTCTGAGGCATCTTGTGGGACATGAACTGTCCACTTCACACGGCTCATCATCATTTGGAACAAGTCAAGACCAGAAGCAATCGTGGCATCACGACTCATTGTCTT